GAGTACAGATCGACGAAGCACCGCAAGGATTTATGTCTGGATTTAATCAATATAACAAAATAGACCCTTGGCTCGGCGGCGCAAGCGGTGGAAAGTCTGAGCCTGCACCAAAGACAAAAGCACCTGCGCCAACTGGAGAGAAACCAACACCTGCACCACAAGGAGGTCAAAAACCAACACCTGCACCTGCACCAAAGCCAACAAGTGATTGGCCTACTAGCAAAGAAGGACATACCCTTGCTGTAGGAGATTTAGTTACATACACTAATCAAAAAGGCCAACTACGGAAAGACGTACCAGTTGTTGCTCTACTAAAAGATAAAAAAGATGGCAAGGGCCGGCCGCAAATACAACTTGAGTTACGTGGAGCAACTTATGCTATCAGTCGAGAACAAATTGCAGCAGTAAATGGTAAAAAATTTACACTTGTTGATGCAGAAGAAGGAAAAGGTAAAATAGAAGCACTTGAAGCAAGAGTTGCTTATTTAGAAAGTGTAATTAAAACTTTGTTAGAAGGCAAAAACGATGCTCCAATTAAGGCACGAGATCCTAATTGGCGCGATATGGAAGCAATACGCAAAAGTGGAGCCAGTGGCGCACACAAAGATAAGAAAAAAGATATGAAGGCTGGAAAAATGAAACACAAAGGAAAGCCATTCGAATCTATCAAGGACATGCTATACGCTAAATTGGCGGAGAAAAAATGAATTTAGTAGGATTATATCCTAAATTCACAGATGATCCTTACTTACGCACACCAATAGAACGACTTCAAGTAGAAACACTTCCTTTCAAAGACTTTGATAAGGATGGTTACGAAGTTCCTACTCCTTTAGAATATCTACATTACGAAGCAAACGGCGTAGAGCTTAACAGAGAAATACAATATCACGTTGCACCTGTACAAGAATGGTACACAGATGTTGAGCAAAGCGAACATGGGCTTGTATTAGACCATTGCATGCTATTAACTCGTTATGCATTTGCAGGTGAAGCAAGACAACAAATTGTAGAAGTTTCAAAAAATAGACCTATACTGCAAAAACTGTTAAATATCAAACCCAAGTGGGGAATTGATTTTAGTTTAGATTTTGTAACACACGATATTGTAATGGAAGTAATACACATTGAACAAGATTTTGATAATGTTGATGAAGCAGAGCAAGCAAAAGCAAAACTTGAATACCTTATTGAATCAACTGACTGGTTTGATGGTGCAATGCAACTTTATAAACGTAAACACGAATGGCAAAATCTTAGTTCAGACGATCACTCAGATTACAAAGCACAGTTTTTTGGCTGGCATCGTGCGTTTGACAATAAAAAAGTGTTTTCCACTTGACAATATCCCAAACATATCATATAATTATACTAACTTAAATGGAGGTTAGACCATGAGTAGCCGTACCTACGGACCAGAAGAAAGAGCAAAGCTCGAACGCCTTATCAAAGAAGGTATAACAGTACTGTGTGAGATTGAAGATCTCAATGCAGGACTAAAAGAAACAGTTAAGGCTGTTGCAGAAGAACTTGAAATTAAACCAAGTATCATCAACAAAGCAATTAAGGTTGGTAAAAATCGTGATTGGAGCAAGCATTACGATGATTTTGAAGATCTTGAAGGCTTAATTACGATTATGGGTTATGATAAGTAAAATCAAGGACTTTTGGTTACAAAGTTATAAAACAGACCGAACAGCATTTCTTTTTGAACTTATAAGTTTTATATTTACTGTGGGTGCTAGTTTAACACTAGCATTTACAGCAGACAATCCTGATATGCGCATTGTATATCCTGGGTTTTTTATAGGTTCACTAACAGGAGTATATGCTTACTATAGACGCACACTTGCTTGGCCTATGCTACTAACAGCATACTTTGCTTGTGTTAATGTATTTGGATTTGGAGTTGCAATGCAATGGTGGTAAAACCCTATCAATGGTTGGCTTGGCTCAGTACTGTATGCTTACTAACTGCCGCAACACTTGCTGCTTTTAATGTTTATCCAATTTATATATGGGCATTCATTATAAGCAATAGTTTGTGGATTTTAGTCGGTATACTTTGGAAAGAGAAAAGCCTAATTGTTATGAATGCCGGCCTTACGTTTATATACGTAGCAGGATTGTTAGTTTGAAAATATTAATTACAGGTGATAGTTTTGCCGCAAACTGGCCAAATGGAGACGGTTGGCCAAATATGCTTGCTAGACGTCACGATGTAACTAATCTAGCACAAGCAGGTGTTAGTGAATACAAAATATTACAACAAATTAAAAGAAGTAATTTAGAAAATTTCGATAAAATTATAATAAGTCATACAAGTCCTAGCCGTGTGCATACAAAAAAACACCCAATACATAAAAAAGGACTGCACAAAGATTGTGATTTAATTTATACAGACATTGTAAACAGAAACTATTGGTTTAATCCTGCACTACGAGCAGCCAGAGACTGGTTTAAATATCATTATGATGACGAATATCAAATTGATATGTATATTTTAATTCGAAAAGAAATACGAACATTGCTGTCAAGTCATAGTTGTTTAAATATAACACATACAGATATAAGTAACAAGTATACACTAGAACACAATGCTATTGACTTTTCTGGTGTATGGAGGCAACACAAAGGCAAAATAAATCATTATACACAAAAAGGCAACGAAATTGTTTTCAAAAACATACTTGACATTATTGAACTTTGAAAATATAATAAAATTAACGCCAAAATGGCATGTAGATGGTCCGTTGGCCAGTAAGCAACGAGGAGAAAAAATTGAGTTACGTAGACGCTTTCTTTGATCGCGATTCCGATATTATTCGTGTAGTAGAACGCCGCGATGGCAAAAGACACTACCACGAATATCCTGCAAAATATACATTTTATTACAAAGACCCTAAGGGCAAGTACAAAAGTGTGTACGGAGACCCACTAAGTCGTGTACTTTGTAAAAACACAAAAGACTTTCGCAAAGAGGTTGCCATTAACAAAGGCAAAGATTTGTTCGAAAGCGACATTAATCCAATCTTCCAATGTTTAAGTGAAAACTATTTGAACCAAGACGCACCTAAACTAAACATTGCGTTTTGGGATATTGAGACAGACTTTGATCCGGAGCGAGGATTCGCACCAGTTGAAGATCCGTTTATGCCAATCACTGCTATCACTGTATGCTTACAGTGGCTTAATGCACTTATCACTCTTGCTGTTCCGCCAAAAGGATTACCTCTTGAAGATGCACAAAAAATGTGCAAGGAGCGTTGGGGCGATGATGTAATTCTGTTTGATAACGATGCAGACGGCAACGGTGAACGGCAAATGCTGCTTACGTTCTTAGACTTATTAGAAGATGCAGATGTACAGAGCGGTTGGAACTCAGAAGGTTACGATGTTCCGTATACTGTAAATCGTATTCAACGTGTATTAAGCAAAGATGATTGCCGTCGTTTTTGCTTATGGGGGCAGATGCCTAAGAAAAGGGAGTATGAGAAGTTTGGAAAAACGTCCGAGACTTATGATTTCGTTGGAAGAGTTCATCTCGACAGTCTTGAACTTTATAGAAAATATACCTACGAAGAAAGACACACATACAGACTTGATGCAATCGGCGAACTTGAAGTCGGAGAACGCAAAACAGTCTACGAAGGAACATTAGATCAACTTTACAACAACGACTTTGAAACATTTATTGAGTATAACAGACAAGACGTTGCACTACTTGACAAATTAGACAAGAAACTAAGATTTATTGACTTGTCAAACGAACTTGCACACGCAAACACAGTTCTTCTACAAACAACAATGGGTGCTGTTGCTGTTACAGAGCAAGCAATTATTAACGAAGCACATCACAGAGGATTGCAAGTTCCAAACAGACCAAAGCGTGATGATGAAAACACACAAGCCGCAGGTGCTTATGTTGCGTTTCCTAAGAAGGGTGTTCACAAGTGGATTGGTTCGATGGATTTGAACTCACTATATCCATCTGTAATTCGTGCGCTGAACATGGCTCCGGAAACTATTGTAGGGCAAATACGTCCTGAGATTAGCGAAGCCCGTGTACACGAAGACATGAATTTGAAAAAGAAATCTTTCGCAGGTAGTTGGGAAGGACGCTTCAGCACAGAAGAATACGAAGCAGTTATGGAGAAGCGCAAAGACGTTGCACTAACTGTAGATTTTGAGAATGGACAAACCGAAGTGTTCAGCGGAGCAGAATTATATAAACTTATTTTTGATAGCAGTATGCCTTGGATGCTAAGTTCAAACGGTACTATTTTTACTACAGAGTTTGAAGGAGTTATCCCAGGTATTTTGAAGAGGTGGTATGCAGAACGAAAAGACTTACAGAAAATGCTTAAAAAGGCAAAAGATGCAGGCAATGATGCTGAGATTGCATTTTGGGACAAGCGGCAACTTGTTAAAAAAATTAATCTTAACTCTCTTTACGGGGCCATTCTTAATCCTGGCTGTAGATTTTTTGACAAAAGGATAGGACAGTCTACTACACTAACAGGTCGTACTATCGTTAAGCACATGAGTGCAGAAGTTAACAAAGTTATTACGGGCGAGTATGATCATGTAGGTAAAAGTGTTATCTATGGTGATACTGACTCTGTTTACTTTAGTGCATATCCTGTTCTAAAAGATGAAATTCAAGCAGGAACTATTCCTTGGACGAAAGAGAGTGTGATTACACTATATGATCAAGTTGCAGACGAAGCAAACAGTACATTTATAGACTTTATGGGCAAGGCATTTCATTGTCCAAAAAGCCGTGCAGACGTTATTGCCGCAGGTAGAGAAATTGTTGCAGAAAGCGGATTGTATATTACTAAGAAGCGTTATGCGGCATTAGTGTATGACACAGAAGGTTTTCGTTCAGACGTAGATGGCAAGCCAGGCAAGGTTAAGGCTATGGGCTTAGACCTGAGACGTTCAGATACTCCTGTGTTTATGCAAGAGTTTCTAAGTGAAATCTTGCTTATGGTGTTGCAAGACAAATCGCAAGAAGAAATACTACAACGTATTACTGAATTCCGCAAAGAGTTTGAACAACGTCCGGGCTACGAAAAAGGTTCGCCTAAACGTGCAAACAAAATTGGACACTATCAGCGTCTTGAACAGAAACAAGGCAAAGCAAACATGCCCGGACACGTTCGTGCTTCAATCAACTGGAACACACTCAAGCGTATGAATGGCGACAAGTATTCGCAAGAGATTGTAGACGGTATGAAAGTTATTGTTTGCAAACTAAAACCAAACCCATTAGGATTTACTAGTGTTGCATATCCTACAGATGAATTACGTTTGCCAGAATGGTTTAAGGAACTTCCATTTGATGATGCAGCAATGGCGGAAACAATTATTGACAACAAACTAGATAATTTGATCGGTGTGCTAGATTATCCGTTAGAAGATACTAAACAGCACAATACATTTAATAGTTTGTTCGACTTTGGATGATAATTTGAGAACGAGGAGAATTAATCGATAAATCAATAAAATCGCTTAAGAAGTCAAAATGCGAACAGAGATCTTCAAAAAGTTCTCCTGTGACTTGGCTATAAGAAGTTTTTCCTATATTTTGAAAGTAGTTTCGTTTTAAACCTCGCCTGCTTCCATATGTTGGAAATACCCCTGTAACAAAAAGACATGTATCGCCTAGTTCTTTTGCATTTCTTCTTGTTTGTGCTTGTAATAGTGACTCAGCAAAAGACTCTTTAGGTTCCCAATTAGGTCTGTCTATATGAATTGCTAAGAGCGCAACGATGTAATGCTCAAGATGTACTGGTAATTGATAACCCGTTTCTTCTTGAGTCTCACGAACAACACCGAAAAAAGCGTGAGTGTATGCATCGTCCATAATAATATTTATCGGTTGACAAATTTTTCTAAATATTGTATACTTAAAATACGGAGACTTATATGAACAAGAAAGAAGCCATACAAGAAATGATAGATGGACAAAGAAAGTTCATGCAAGATGTAAATCAAAATGGCTATGAAGAAAAACGCTATTGGTTTGAACAAGAAGATTATCGTAACAAACAGGCAGAACTAGCCAAAGTTATACAAAACGAAGCCCATAGAGAAAATTGGGAGGGATACAAAGATGCCCTCAAAGTAGACATAGGAAATATTGAATGAAAGTAGGATTTACTTGTTCGACATTTGATTTATTACACGCTGGTCACGTACAAATGCTACGTGAAGCAAAAGAACAGTGTGACTATCTTATAGTTGGATTGCAAATTGATCCTAGTTTGGATCGACCTAAGAAGAATGCCCCGATACAGACTGTTGTAGAAAGGTATACTCAGTTAAAAGCAGTAAGTTACGTAGATGAAATTATTCCATACATCACCGAGAACGATTTAGAAGATATTCTAAGAATGTATCATATTGATGTTAGAATACTAGGTGAGGAATATAGAGACAAAGACTTCACCGGTAGAGACACATGTCGAAGAAGAGAAATCGACTTGTATTTTAACAAACGAGATCATCGCTTTTCATCAAGTGATTTGAGAAAACGAGTAGCAAAAGTAGAACGCGATGGACCGATTAATTCAACACCAGAGTCAAATTAATAAGAGAGGACGAAATGGGACAACTACCTGAAGGAAGAAAAGCACTAACAGACGGTGATATGGTTATACTGTTGCATAACATGGCCCGAGATGCAGAAAAGGCTAAAAACGAATACCTTGGTTCTGAACTAAGAGAAACAGCAGACCGTTTTTCAGAACTTGTAAAAGCAGCAAGTATTGCACAGCATAAGGCACAGCAAGGATGAAAAGAGTACTTTGGGACCTATTATGGATTGCAATAGCAGTTGTTATTGGATACCAAATTGGTTTAGCCGAACATCCGTATACCAAATGTGTAGACAAAGGATTCACTAATCCTGTTGATATCGGTGAATGTATTTGGTTGTTACAAAATCAAGCGAGTTTAAGATAATGTGGGTTTTGTTTGTTTTAAGTTTTGTAATTGGGCAAGAAGAAATAAAAGTAACCTTTTACGACGAATACAAAACCAGTAACGACTGCTATATTGAACAAGCAGTATTAGAAGCCAACTTTACGCAAGGTGAGGTTGCACTATGCATAGAGAAAAAACCGAATGAATGATTTTAATTTATGGGATCTCAAGCGTCTTCAAGAAGAAATTGAAGATTTAAAAAATCTATTAGAGATGTTAACTAAAAAAGTAGAAAGGCTAGAGTCGCATATTACAGATGACGGGAAATAAGTTTATATTTGATGTAGACGGAACTTTGACACCAAGCCGGCAATCTATTGACCAAGAATTTGCCTCTTGGTTCGGACAGTTTTGTCAAAGCAATCATGTATACTTAGTTACTGGAAGTGATTATCCCAAAACACTCGAGCAAATCGGTCAAGATCTGTGTAATAGTGTAAAAAGAATCTACAACTGTAACGGAAATGATGTTTGGGAAAAAGGTGTAAACATCCACTCAAATAAATGGATACTTCCTCTTCCTGCACACGAGTGGCTAGATGAACAACTATCACAAAGTGAATTTCCATTACGAACAGGTTTGCATTTTGAAAATCGACCTGGTATGGTTAATTTTAGCATTGTAGGTAGAAACGCAACTAGAAAACAACGTGCCCAGTATGTAGAATGGGACAAAAAGACAAACGAACGTGATAATATTGCAGAATGGTTTAATAAACTGTTTCCTGAATTAGAAGCCCGTCCGGGTGGTGAAACAGGAATTGATATCGGACCTTGTGGATTAAATAAATCTCAAATAATAAAAGATTTTGATATTGAAGACAAAATTTATTTTTTCGGTGATAGACAAGACCCTGCAGGAAATGATTATCCACTAGCAGAAGCAAATAAAACTGGCAGAAACTTTCATGTTACAGGCTGGACTCAAACAAAAGAATATTTGCAATGGTTACAAGAAATGGGAGATGCACTATGAAAATCATGCTAACAGGACATAGAGGATTTATAGGCAGTTATTTGCTAAGGCGGCTTACTAAAAAACATAGTGTAGTTGGTTTTGATTTACAAGACGGTTGGGATCGAGACGGGTTAAATAACACTCAAGATTTACTTACATGTGACTTACCAGAAGAATTTGATTTAATTATACATCTAGCAGGTAAAAGTGGTGTAAGAGAATCTATAAAAGACCCTGCAGGCTATTGGCGCAATAATGTAGAAGTTACAAAACGTTTATTATCAAGATACGAAGGTACACGTATGCTTATTGCTAGTTCAAGTTCAGCATACGAACCACATCTTAATCCATACGCTGCCAGTAAGTATATCATGGAGGAAGCAGCCACTTGTTATCCTAATACCCTTTGTATGCGGTTCCATACCGTTTATTCAAGTACTCCTCGCAAAGGTATGTTTATGCAAAAACTACAAGATGGAGAACTAGAGTACGTTACAAATCATTATAGAGATTTTATACATGTAGAAGATCTCTGTGATGCTATCGAGCTGTGTATGAAAAGTAAGTACACAGGAGACATTGATATTGGTACCGGTACGCCTGTACGTATACAAGATTTTGCACCTGATCTACCTGTTAGATTAACAACTCCAAACGAGCGTAATTGGACTTGTGCAAATATGGAAAAAATTCGTAGCCTCGGATTTAAACCTAAATACTCAGTAGAAAATTTCTTGACAAACAAAGATTTAGGCAATATAATAAAATTTACAAATGGAGAAACAGTCACATGAAAGACATTTTACAAGATATCGTTGCTCACACACATTCACTAGGTTTTCTTAGTCTAGTAAAAGTAAGCAACGACGAAAGCACACAGATTGATGCTATGGCAGAAGATCGTAGCGTTATTTTAAGTGCATCAACACACTCACCTGTTGCAGAGTTCAAAGGCACGTTTGGTATGCCTAACTTAGACAAGTTAGCATTGCATTTGAAAAATCCGGAGTATCAAAAAGATGCAAAGATTCAAGTCGTTGAAGCAGAACGTAATGGCGAAACTGTACCAACGCACATTCACTTTGAAAACGATGCAGGAGACTTCCAAAATGATTATCGCTTTATGAACAAAGCAATCATTGAAGAAAAACTTAAAACTGTTAAGTTTAAGGGTGCAGGCTGGAATGTAACATTTAAGCCAAGCATTGGTGCTATTGGACGTTTAAAACTACAAGCGGCTGCACACGCCGAAGAGCCGACATTCAACGTATCAACAAAAGACACCGGCGGAGTAACTGACTTAGTGTTCAGTTTTGGTGATGCAAGTACACACGCAGGTTCGTTTGTTTTTGAAACCGGTGTTGAAGGTTCACTTACACATACTTGGAGTTGGCCTATTGCACAAGTGCAAGCAATTCTAGGACTTAACGGTGACATTACTATGAGCATTTCTGATCAAGGTGCAATGCAAATTACTGTTGATTCAGGACTAACCAAATACGACTATATTCTTCCAGCACAGAGTAAGTAATGAACAGAGATTTAACTGCAACACAAAATGACTATGCTGTTTTTCTTCCAGCGTTAAGTGGCTTCTATGCCACTTACGTTGGTAAACAGCGTCATGATGAATACGTAGACAAAAATCGTATTCCAAGCAATTTTGCTAATGGTGTTGAGAGTTTAAACTATCTTAATGCACAAGAAGGTGCATTTACTTACAAATGGACTCTATACTCTGCAGGACATGCTGACTTAGACACAACTAAGTTTGTTCCAAAAGAAGATATGGTACGTAATAGAGATAGAGAGAACACTTGGCTACTAGGCGACTCAGGCGGCTTCCAAATTGGTAAGGGTGTTTGGGAAGGTGATTGGAAAGATCCTAACTGTCCAAAAGCACAAAAGAAACGTGATGGTGTGTTGCGTTGGATGGATGCTTACATGGACTACGGAATGATACTTGATATTCCTGCTTGGGTGGCACGTTCACCCAAAGGTGCAGAAGCAACTGGTATTTCAACTTATCAAGAAGCAGTTGATGCAACACGTATAAACAACGAATACTTTATGAAACATCGTACTGGGGCTTGTAAGTTCTTAAACGTACTACAAGGAGAAAACCATCCAGAAGCAGATGACTGGTACGAACAAATGAAAGACTTTTGTGACCCTGCAAAATATCCAGATACACACTTTAATGGATGGTCAATGGGTGGACAAAACATGTGTGACCTGGAACTTGCACTAAGACGTATTGTTACACTACACTACGACGGCTTGCTACAAAAAGGTGTACACGATGTAATGCACTTCCTAGGTACTTCAAAACTAGAATGGGCATTACTACTAACAGATATTCAACGTGCTGTGAGAAAGTATTACAATGAAAACTTTACTATTACTTTTGATTGTGCTAGTCCTTTTCTCGCAACCGCAAACGGACAAATATACATTCAAAATGAAACAGAGGATAGGTCGAAATGGACATATCGAATGGTACCGTCGGTTGACGATAAAAAATATGCTACAGACAACCGCTTGTTTAGAGACGCTGTTATATCAGATGGGGTATTTAAAAACTTTGAAGACAGTCCCGTCACTGCTGAACTCAAAGTATCAGACGTTTGCACTTATGCTCCAGGAGACCTAAATAAAATAGGCAAAGAAGGCAAAACGTCTTGGGATAGTTTTTCATATGCTATCCAAATGGGGCATAATGTTTGGAGTCACATAAATGCAGTACAAGAAGCAAATAGACAATACGACAACGGAATCATTCCGCGCATGCTTGTTCAAGAGCAATTTGACAGGGTATTTTTTAGAGATGTTGTGGAAGCAATTTTCTCAAAGACTACACTAGAAGATTCGTTACAAGTTATTGAAGACAATGAAAAGTTTTTTATGACTATACGTGGTACACGAGGGTACACTGGTAAAAAAATTATTAGTGCAAGACCTAAGTTTGCTGAATTATTTGATGTAGAAGATTCAGAAGATGAAGATCTACACGAAGACGGTGTCTTTTCGGAGGCAGAAGAACATAAACTTGAGGAATTAGAAGATGAGCAATTTCACGGAGCGTCACAATAAAATTGCAGTTTACTTGCAAGAACTTTATCGAAAGCATAGAGCTCTTGACGATGAAATAAAATTAATGTATAATAAATTTGAAAGTGATCAGAAAGTGAATATTCTTAAAACTAAGAAACTTTGGTTAAAAGACGAGATACATAGACTAGAAACAGAATTGAAGGCACTAGGATGAAGCGAGATTACGCAGAAGGCAGTTTAGATACACCTACAATGTTTACAGGTGTAGAAGTTGAAAAAACACCTGCATATGGGTTACAAACATTGTTTATAGACGGTATTCAAGATACTGATATTATATTGCATTGGTATAACAAACACAACTGTAAACACATTTTCTTTGGTGCTAACCACAGTTTTAATCCAGGTACAAATTTTCCAGAAGATGGTGATGAGTGGGCATTATGGGAAGATATGATTAAGGAGTTTCTGACTGAAGGATATCTTTGTTCACTTGATATTCCTATTGCACTTGCTGAAGCATTTTTAGAAAGCGGTTTAACCGAATATGATAATTTTATCCCACAACTTCGCGTTCCGGTGCCTTACGTGAAACAGTGGAACTACAACACTATGTTGAAGATTGACGACAAAGACTTTAAGGCATCTAACCCTGGCGTTTGGTGCCATAGTTTGCACGATCTGTTAGATAGAGAAAAATTTACAGATTGGACAAAATATGGCCTTGACAAAGTTATAAAATGAGTTTATAATGAATGAACAAAATGAACGTTATCACGACTACATGTTACGTAGAATGAGAGAAGAAGACCATAAAATGTATATGGAAAACAAAGTACAAAGAAGTATATGGGTTACCTTTAAGAAAGAAGGTATTCATAAATATCCCGCAGCACTTGACGACCCTAAACTAGCAACAGGAGATTGGGATGATGTATCGTTTCTTGGCTATCCTCATCGTCATATTTTCCACTTCCGGGTGCGTATCCAGGTGCAACACAACGATAGAGACATCGAATTCATCCAGTTCAAACGCTGGCTCGAACGGCTCTATTCTGGAACAAATGATGGAGAAAATTCGTCCAGTGACGAAGTGCTCCTTCTAGATTACAAATCGTGTGAAATGATTGCAGACGATTTGTATGAAAAGATTTCTGCAAAGTACCCCGGCCGCTTTGTTGAAATTGAAGTCTCCGAAGACGGAGAAAATGGCTGTAACATCTTTTATCCAAAACCATCATAATAAGAGGTAAATTAAAATGGCAGTTGAATTTAATCGTGCTGCGTATCAAAAAGTGTTCAATGATCTTGATGCGTATCTTGATTATTGTCGTTTCGAAGGTAAGGTCTTTGACGAAAAGGCCTTGTACAATAACAAAGACGCTAACTGGCAGGCCTACCAGAAGTATCAAGGTTGGCTTCGAGCAAAAACTCGAAATGCTGCTCGAAAAGCAAATAATCGGAGAAATTAATGACTATCTATGTCGTAGATATTGAAGCAGTAGACACACGTTACACTAAGCAATGGAAGGACTATCTTCCAAAGCAACTGCTAAGATCTACGAACGAAGAAGTCGTTGTAATTAGTGGTGGGGAAACGCCTCAGGCTACTACGCCTGGGGCTTTCCTAAACTTTGGCGGTACAAACGTGTACAAGTCAAAACAACTCGAGCAGATAGGAGAAATGTTCTGTGAAGGGAAAGTTAAGACTGGCGACTATTTTTTGTATACCGATGCCTGGAATCCTACAGTTATACAACTACGCTACATGGCAGAGTTACTGGGTGTTAGCATTCGCATTGGTGGCCTCTGGCATGCTGGTAGTTATGACCCACAAGATTTCTTGGGAAGATTAATAGGTGACAAACCTTGGGTAAGACATGCTGAAAAGAGCATGTATTACACATACGATGATAACTTCTTTGCTACAGATTTTCATATTGAGATGTTTGTGCGTACATTGTTTGGACTTGATAATCCTTGGGAAGAAGATGATGTAGCAGAAGCACTTGCTGGCGAGTGTGATAAGATTAAACGTGTTGGCTGGCCTATGGAGTATTTAAAAAATACTCTAGATAGTTACAAAGGCATGGAAAAGCGTAACCTTATACTTTTCCCGCATCGTATTGCTCCTGAGAAACAAGTTGAAATATTCCGTGATCTAGCAGAACAACTTCCTGAATATGAGTTTGTTGTATGTCAGGAACGCTCTCTTAGTAAAAACGAATATCATAACTTGCTAGGTGAAGCAAAACTAGTGTTTAGTGCTAACCTACAAGAGACACTTGGTATTAGTTGGTATGAAGGCGCACTTGTAAATGCTATTCCTATGGTGCCAGACAGACTAAGTTATAGTGAAATGGCGCTGCCTGAATTTAAATATCCAAGTGCATGGACTGAAGATTACTTTGCTTATAGAAAGTATAGAGGTTTGATAGTTGACAAGATTCGAGATTATGTAGAAAACTATGAAGACTATC